TACTGTATGCCAGAAGAACTTCAACTGTGGGAAGTCGCCGAAAGATTACATGTAGATAATGCGAAGGTCGTTTCATACCTCAAGCAGATCGCATTGCTTGAGTTTGCAGAAGCATATCCAAATCAGGCGTTGATGGCATGGCAAGATTAAGCGTTCCAACTTGGAATATATTAGACAATAATTGGAACAAATAACCGATATACAGCGATATTATGATAGTGTTGAATGATTCGGGTAGCGATAATCCGCTGATGCTTCAACTGGTAGGCAAATGTGAGGCTATGCCCCGTTGTCTGAATGTTAATAATGGAATTTTTCGACTTGGGTCCCGGAAACCAGCTTACCAAGTTGAGCGCAATCGTAGCTTAATGGAGGCCATGATAAGCCGAGAGCGGCACGTTAGCGCGACGTGAACACGATGCAGGTTCGATGCCTGCCGATTGCATATCTGCACCAGGTCGTGTGCCCGGTAAAAGCCTATGTTCGCCTGGCAGGCAGTCTGAGGCGACCAACCCTTGGCGGTATCCGTACTAGTAGAACCGTTAGCCGTCGCTGGGAAGTACAACCGGTGGCGCATTATGCGAGCAACAGACGATGATGGAAGGCATTGGTTCCGGTTAAGCAATGCTGAAACAGGACGGTGCAACTCCGCCCGCTCGCTTACGTAGATGTAGCTCAATCGGTAGAGCGCGCAACTTATAATTGCGTGGGTGCAGGTTCAAGCCCTGCCGTCTACATTCACCTCAATGTAGTATTCCAGTTCCTACTGGAGTACTATTTTTTTGAGGTGATAAGAATGGATATTTTGGTAAAACTGGCAACGCTTGTTGGCGTGGCTTTGTTGGCTGTTGGAATTTATTATGTTAAAGAAATTCCTAAGATGCATCGTGATCTCTTAAAGAATGTTCGAGAGTTTAGGAATAACAGACAGCTTCAGATAGAATCATACTTTCGTCAGCAAGGCGGGGAAGAATTAGAGACCTTATTTGAAAAATGGGTAGGATTGCTCTTTGAACTTGAAAAGACGAAAACGATTACGTCCAATCAAGTGACCGACTTGCAAGAAAAAACTGTCATATACGGATCCGACCTAACAATACGCATTCTTTCTGCATACCAAGCTGATAATTATAAACACACTACTAATTCGTCAGATGCAAACATTAAATCTGTTGTTTATGTTGCGACACTTATCTGTAGTCTGAAAAAGGACTTTACGGGGTTCGAAATCGATCCAATGACCTTACTACAAATCAAGATAAATGATTTCAAGTCCAAAACAACTGAAGTGCAACAATATACTGATGAAATAAAACGTGAAGTACATTGGGAGTGATTCACTTGAGTGTTTGGATAACCATTCTAGTTGGTACTATAATCATCGCTCTTGTTTTTGGAATTATATCGTACTTTGCAATACGATATTTCTCCAAGCGTTAAAGTTCTAATATAACTAATAGCACTTCGCTAAGGTGAGGTGCTATTTTTGTGCAAACAAATAGCCGGCAAATGCCGGCCAAGAGATTAATCTTTATCGAACTTTTCTTTTACATCATCAACGGTATCTTTAACGGCATCTTTGGCATCGTCTAACTTTTCTTTTACTTTGCCAAGTACGCCTTCAGCCTTGCCTTGTGCTTCACGGGCCTTATCACCAGTAACTTTACCTTCAACTTCTTTTGCTTTACCGGAGATTTTGTCCTTAGTGCTATCAATTTTACCATCTAAGCTCATAGATATCACCTCCCTTTACTAGGCATTATCTCACAGACTTATTAAATAATGCAAACAAATAGCCCTCGGTTGGGGGACCAAGGGCACACAATGAAATGGGTGTTAGGGGGTGAACAACATACAACTGTTGTTCAAATTCATTATATTTCAGCAGGTGAACAGATGCAATAGGCAGAATAAACGAATTGTCTATTTAAAGCACGTTGTCTCAATATTGGAGGAAGAATACGTGTATTACTTTTTATTGCTGTTGACGCTAGTCTTTGTGCTGGCCAAGCTATTCGGATTGATTGCATGGGGGTGGCTGCTAGTGTTCATGCCGCTGCTTGCATGGATGATCTGGATAGTATTCTGGATAGGGCTGGCAATCGTCATTGGATTGCATGAGGACTAGGCCATGCGCGTGAAGGTATGCCGCAAGCCTGGATGCAATAATGTAATCCCTTATGCTCAAGCAAACCCATATTGCTCTGAACATACAGGCTTGTATAAACAACCTAGCTATGCTGATGCCGCAAAGCATGTTAAACGTGACACATCATACTACGACAGATACAAGCGTGACAAAGAGTCCGCTGCATTCTATAAGTCTAAGATATGGGAACACACCGCACGTGATGCTAAGGTTCATGCATACTTCACTTGTGCATGTTGCGGCAAGACCTATGACAAGCCTGGCTATCTAGTCACCGATCACATTGTGCCTTTGAGGATTGACAGGAGCAAATGCTTAGACCATGACAACCTGTGGGTGCTGTGCAAGGGATGCCACTATTGGAAGACACAGCTTGAGGAAAAAATATACACGTCACAATCCAGAATTGAAAATTTTGACACCGCGACTAAGTGGACGCAAAGCAAAATTATAGAATGGGTACTCGCTCACAAAAAATAGGGGGGGCCCTATGCTGTTCAAGGGGAACCTTCACACACCAGTATCCATTTGTCGCGAGACCATTTTTGAAAAATTTCGACTTTTGATGCCTAAATCCCTAAACGACGGCATTTTAGCATAGAAAGGAGGCGCTTTTTTGCCAGAAAATCATCCAAATTTAACCATTTTACATGCTGGTTCCTCTGATGATCAGTCCAACGGTGGCGATGGCATGAAGGATATCCAGAACACGCCTCCTGTTCACCTTGACGACGAAGCAAGCCGAGTATGGAAGGCACTTATTCCCGAAATCAAGAAACTCGGTTACCTCAAAAAAATTGACCAGCCCAGCCTTGAGCTATATTGCCGTTATTACTCGCTTTACATTAAGTCTGAGCAGTTAATCGAACAACAGGGACTGTGGATTTATGACAACGATAACGTTGCAGTAAAGCGTTCCCCCGGCGCTGTTCAAATGGACTCTTGTGTGAAGAATATGAAGTCGTTAGGGCATGATTTAGGACTGACATTTGACTCTGGATTACGTCAGATAACTGTCGAAGAACCGGAAAAGCCTAAGAAAAACAGTCCGTTGAAGGAGGTGGGGTTTGGTGCAGACGTTTGATTTTACCGGTGTAACTGATATTAGCGGATACGTAAAGCCGCACCGATCTGACTACCAAGGGCTGCTGGATAACTATCACGATCCAGGAACAAGATACGCTTATGATGTTATGTTCAGCAATAAATACATGACTGGCAGAGATGTTCAGCTGGCATGCATTCGGCACTTGAATGATTTATTGCGGATTGGCGATCATGATTTTCCCTATCAATACAGCCCAGACATGGTGAATGCAATTGAATACTTTTCACGACTGCTGCCCAATCCAGACGATACCTCAAAGAAAATTCAGCCATTCAAATGGCAATCGTTTATTCTTGATAGCTTGATTGGATGGCGCACCCTAGACAACGGCACTCGATTCACAACCTCCAATATTTCTATTGCTCGGCAGCAAGGTAAAACATGGCTAGCATCAATCCTAATCAACTTTTATTACTTTGTAGTCTGCTGGAATGCGACATCACAGGACTTGCTAGTAGCCAGTTACGATAGTGAACATGCAACCAAGCTGTTCAATGACGTATCTTTGCAGGCGAAGACAATTTTATCTCTGCCGGACTTTGCAGATGATGCTAGAGAACGAGGCGTGGAAGCTCAAACCACGCAGGTTATCGCAAAGAACACTAAGAATACGATTCGTAAGGGTACCTCACAAGGCGGTGGTTTTGATAGTTTCCACAACGCAATCGCTGTTTATGATGAAATTGGCAACTTGAGGCCAGCACTGAATGAGACTTTAAAGCAGATTACATCCGGTCAAAATGGCATCAAGAACCGAATGTTTGTCAAGATTTCAACAGCTTATCCTGATATCAAGGCCAAGTTTAAGAATGATGAAGACGTAACTAGGGCTGCCATTGAGCATGACGCCGTTCGAGACGCTGACAACGTGTTTCAAGTGATTTATTCACAGGATTCTGAAGATGAGGTATTTGAACCCGAAACATGGGCAAAATCTAATCCTAATCTGCTTGAGCTGCCTAAAAGCAAACGGGGCAACCTTCAAAAGGCTCTTAATCAAGACCGCAACGACAACGAACGAGAAGGAACACTTGAGACTTTCGTAAATAAGTCCCTAAATCTATGGAGCCGGCGCTTCCAGAACAGCTATCTGTCTCTAGATAACATTCAGCGCAGCATTATCGACCATTTCGATGTGAATGGACGTGAAGTGTTCATCGGATTTGACGGATCACAGACAAATGATAATACATCTTTTGGCTTCATTTATCCGTACACTGATCATGACAAACACATGTTTCATGTTCAGCAGCACAGCTTTATCCCATTCGCGCAGGCAAAAACAATCGAAGCCAAGTCGAAGCAGGACGGATTGGATTATCTTAAATTGCAAGATGAAGGATTTGTTGACATCACCAATCTTGCATCAGGCGTAATCAACACCGATCAGGTTTACCAGTGGTTGGTTGATTATGTTAATCAACATCGGCTTAAGGTTAAATTCATCATTGCTGATCCAAACCACGGTGAATGGCTCGAAAAGAAACTGGAGAATTATCAACCGCAGTGGCAATGGTTTCCTTTGCCTCCTACCTCGTTCAAGCTGAATGAGCCTACTAAGGACTTTCAGAATCTGTTTATTAATGGCAACATTTCGATGCTGAACGATCCGCTGCTGATTGATGGGCTAAACAATGCTGTACTGGTAGAAGACCGCGGCGGTTCAGTCAAGATTGACCGTCAAAACCGCACCAACGATCACATCGATACGACTGATGCACTTATTAATGCCCACGCGCAGGCCAAGTTCTATTTTGAAAACTATCATGATGAGGGCTATAACCCGCTGAATGACCTAGACGCACAGGAAAAACGTGACTTCTTCAAGGCGATGTTTGGAGGTGGTAAGTAATGGCGAAAGTAATTAATAATTTTTTCAGCAATTGGGGAACAGTACTGGTGTTTGTTTTCGGATTAGCGTTGATTTCAGTGGCTGCATTCACCTTCAATCTGGTACTTGGCTACTTAGTTTCTGGAATTGAGCTGTGTGTGATTGCCTATATTTTGGACAAAGAAAGGGGGTGAGGCTAAATGGGACTTCTAACCCCTAGAAACTTCAATAAACGTAAAGCCAAAAACATGGTCTATCCGAGCAATCCTGCGTTTTTAACGACCACGGTTGGCGGCATGCAGCTTTCTTATGTTTCGGCGCTGTCAGCTTTGCAAAACACTAATGTTTATAGTGTGATCAACCGTATTGCTAGCGATGTTGCCTCGGCGCACTTCAAAACTGAAAATACTGCAACATTGAACCGACTTGAGAGCCCCAGCGGCTTGATAGGCCGGTTTTCTTTTTGGCAAGGTGCGTTGATGCAGCTGTGTTTGTCAGGCAATGACTACATTCCATTAGTTGGCCAAAATCTGGAGCATATTCCCAACTCTGACGTCCAAATTAACTACTTGCCAGGCAATACCGGCATCATTTACACGGTTTTAGAGAGCAATAATCGGCCTCAAATGGTGCTTAGGCAAGACCAAATGCTGCATTTTAGGCTCATGCCAGACCCACAATATCGGTATTTGATTGGTCGATCGCCTTTAGAGAGCTTGCAAAACGCTCTTAATTTGGACGATAAAGCATCAAAAAGCAACATGAGCGCTATGGAAAACCAGATTAATCCTGCTGGACAGCTCAAAATCAGCAACTATTTAAGCGATGGTAAAGATCTAGAAGCCGCCCGCGAAGAGTTTGAGAAAGCCAACACTGGTGATAACTCTGGTCGCTTGATGGTTTTACCAGATGGGTTCGATTACACCCAGCTTGAAATGAAGACTGATGTATTTAAGGCCTTGGCTGACAATTCAGCATACTCTGCTGATCAAATCTCAAAGGCCTTTGGTGTGCCTAGCGATATTTTGGGCGGTGGCACCTCAACTGAAAGTCAGCACTCCAATATTGACCAAATCAAGGCAACATATCTGGCAAACTTAAACTCATACGTTAATCCAATCGTGGACGAGCTGCGCTTGAAGATGAACGCACCGGACCTTGAGCTAGATATCAAAGATATGTTGGATGTTGACGACTCAATACTGATTAACCAGTTATCAAATCTTGCAAAGGCTGGTTTGGTGGGAGTGGATCAGGCGCAATCCATGCTCAAGGGATCGGGCTTTTTCCCCAATAATTTGCCGCCTTTTGAACCGCTCGCTACCCAAGCGAAGGGAGGTGACGCCTGATGATTTACGCAATCGACTTTGATGGGACATTGTGCGATGGTGCATTCCCACAGATTGGTAAGCCGAAACTGGATAACATTGCAAAAGCAAAGCAGTTGCAAGCAGAGGGAAACAAAATCGTGCTTTGGACGTGTAGGCAAGATGGTCAACTTCAAAATGCGATTGACTGGTGCCACGATCATGGGCTTGATTTCGATGAAGTTAACGAAAACTTGCCCGAATCCGTGAAAAAGTTTAACGGATCAGACAGCAGAAAAGTTTCTGCTGATTTTTATATTGATGACAAGAACTTGTCTTTTGACGAATTACCGAGAGGAAGTGATGAAAACGTGAATACGATTCCAGTTAAGGGATATATCACCAGCGATGATTCTGCCCCTATTTATCGTGATTGGTTCGGAATGACTGCAACATCTCCATCCGATATTGTCCAATCACTTCCAAATGACGGGTCTGATGTTGTATTGGAAATCGCGTCAGATGGCGGAGAAGTTGACCCAGCTACAGAAGTATGCAACGCGCTTCGTGATTATAAAGGCAATGTAACGGCAAAGATCGTATCAAACGCATACTCTGCTGCAACAATTGTTGCCATGGGTGCTAACAAAGTTCAGATGGCTCCAGGAGCAAAGATGATGATCCATCGTGCGTCAAGCGACGCCAGCGGAAACTCTCATGAGATGGATGCGGCTTCTGGCATGCTGCAAACTACAGACAGTGCAATCGCAAGCCTGTACTCTGCAAAAACTGGGAAACCTGCCGACGACTTTTTAGCGTTGATGGACAAAGAAACATGGCTGGACGCTGATCAAGCTGTCGAATTAGGATTGGCAGATGAAAAACTAGATTTCGATGCGCCGATTGTAAATGCGGTAGGTCCGATTATTCCACATAAAGCGGTTCAACGCATCAAGGATTTGAAGGACGAAAACGACAAGTTACGTAGTCAACTTCCAAAGCAGAACAATCTGCTAAACAAGAAGCTGGCTATTTTTTATGACAAAAAGGAGGTCCAATAATGGACAAATTACAAACACTCTTTAATGAAGTCAGTGCCAAGTGTGCCGACCTCAACGCCCAGCTCAACGCCAAGTTGCAAGACGAAAACGCTTCGGTTGACGATTTTCAAAAGATCAAGGACGACTTAACCGCTGCGAAGGCACGCCGGGACGCTATTAACGACCAGATTAAAGCACTTGAAGCTGAAAATAAGGCCAATTCTGATCCTGACAAGCCAGTAGATAATGCACAACAGGAGGGCACCGACCTGTCCAAGAAGCCAATCGATGCGAAGAAGAAGGCTATCAACGACTTCATCCATAGTCATGGCAAGGTGGTTGATGCTGCAGCCGGTCACGTCACTTCGACCGAAGCAGGCGTGTTGATTCCGGAAGAGATTATCTATGACCCTACCGCAGAAGTAAATTCAGTTGTGGATTTGTCCACCTTGGTTACCAAGACGCCGGTTACTACTCCTAAGGGCACATACCCGATTTTGAAACGGGCAACCGATCGCTTTTCTAGCGTGGCAGAATTGGCCGAAAATCCTGCGCTTGCTGAGCCAGATTTTACTCAAGTAGATTGGGCGGTCACCACGTATCGCGGGGCAATCCCACTTTCAGAAGAAGCCATCGCCGATTCAGAAGTCGATTTGACCGCGCTCGTTGGCCAGTCTATCAGTGAAAAGTCTGTCAACACTTACAATGCGATGGTTGCACCGGTGCTGCAGTCATTCACAGCCAAAGCAACAACTACTGACACTCTGGTAGATGATCTTAAGCATATCCTGAACGTTGATCTTGACCCGGCATATAGCCGTGCACTTGTAGTTACTCAGTCCTTGTTCAACACGCTCGATACTTTGAAGGATAAGAACGGCCGCTACTTGCTTCATGACGCCTCTGATTCTATTACTGACGGTACTGCAAAGGGCACGGTTCTTGGTGTTCCCGTCTACGTTGTTGGTGATATGCTTCTTGGCTCTGCTGCAGGCGATCAGAAGGCATTCGTTGGTGACCTGAAGCGTGGTGTCCTGTTTACGGATCGTCAGCAGGTAACGCTTGCATGGATTGACGATAAAATTTGGGGCCAATATCTCGGTGCTGCATTCCGCTTCGGCGTACAAAAAGCCGATGCCAGTGCCGGTTACTTTGTAACCAACACCGATTCTGCATCTGGCTCTGGTTCTGGTACTGGTACTGGTAAGTAACATGATCGTTAGTCGCCTAAGAAATAAACAATTCGTCGATATGACGGGCGGCTATTAAGGGAGGGCTGAATATGGCAGATGGTCAAGGGGTTACCCCAGAAGACATGCAAAAATATCTTAACCTTGACACCGATGGCGATGCTTCAATTCTTACCGATATGATCAGTACCGCAGAGGATGCAGTTACTGGGGCCATTGATGACACGATTGGGATTGATGTTTATAGGGCATATCCGTTGTTTAATCAAGCGGTCCGGGTACTTGTTGACTTCATGTATTACTCACGAGGAGACCTGTCCGATCAAAACAAGTCCTATCCGCCCAGCTATGCTTACATGATCAACAGTATTCGTTGGAAGATCCAGCGTGACCAAGCGGCAAAGGCTGGTGATACTGATGGCAAAATTTAAGGCAGCCGATTTCAGCAGAACTGTTGATCTTGGTTCTCCACAATCACACAAGACTGGTGCCGGCATCAATATCACTAGCTTTGTACCAGCTTACAGCCTGCATTTCAAGCAACAGAAGCGGACGCTCACACAGCAGTACACGCTTGTGGGAACACGCTTGGATAATTCAATCACTATCATTGCTCGCCACGATGCTAGGAATGCTAGTCAGAAACAGGCACGCCTTGATGGTGTTGTATATGACATTTCAGACGTTAGCCCAGACGATTCAAACGATGCTATCCGCTATGATTACTTGACCCTCACTAAAGTAACCAGGGGGGCATAGCCAATGGATTTAGACGAAGCACTGAATCAGTGGCAGAAGCAGGTTGAGAAAGCCGCTAAGCTGACAGCAAAGCAGCAGGAAAAGATAACTAAGGCAGGCGCAGATGTGTTAGCCAGCAAGCTGACAGAGGCCACCAGGGCGAAGCATCCGAACACAAAAGGGTCTGGCGGCAAGTATGGTCATTTGAGCGATGATATAGCGTCGTCAACTGGTGATG